ACAAGGTGTTCCTGATACCGATGATGTAAGCAAGGATTGGTTCAACATTACGACTCTTGCGCTAAGTAACAGCAGCGTAATTACCCACAGAACTTTCAGTGTGAACGTAAACTGGATCCGAGTGATACATACTCCCGACAATAGCTCGGGTACAATAGATAAAGTATTGCTTCGAAATTAACACTTGACTTTTTGTTAGAAACCTGTATAATACTATTATGGATCTAGATTCTATAGTAGAAAGCGTACATCGGTTACTGCTTGACAATTTGCCCCTCCGTGCCACTAGAACTTCTAGTGGGTGGCATACTTTCAATTGTCCGATGTGTTCAGATAAACGTAAGCGATCCGGGGTAATCACCAGCGGCGCAAAAATATCTTTTAACTGCTTTAACTGTAAATACACAACTGGTTGGAGCCCTAACCCATATATTGGACAAAAGTTCAAAGACTTGGCAATTAGGTTAGGCGCATCCGAGTCGGCTATACACAGCGTACAAGTTGACCTCATGCGCTGCCAAGAAGAACTAGAAGGGTTGGAAACAGAAGGATATGTTTACAATCTTTCAAAGTTTGAAACTGTTGAACTTCCTGATGATGTGCAGATGATTGAAGACTTGCCGGTAGATCATGATGTGCGGCAGTATGCAAGACAGCGAGGACTAGAAGGGATATATCCCCTACTATACTTCCCCAACGATCCTTTGTATGCGAAACGTTTAGTCGTACCATTCACTTTTAACGGCGAAGTAATAGGCTGGACAGGCAGGCACATCGCCCCACCGGATAAAGCTACTCCTAAATATCTACACAAGCTGCCTCCGGGTTATGTGTTTAACATTGACCGTTTTGCAGACAGTGACAGAGAAATTGTTATTGTGGTAGAGGGTGTGTTTGATGCAATCGGCATTGATGGCATTGCTGTAATGGGAAATCATGTTACGCCTGAACAGGCACACTTAATTGAACGATTAGGTAAGCGAGTGATACTATGTCCAGACAGAGATAAAGCAGGTAAAGAGTTAATTGATGAAGCATTAGCATTAGACTGGGAAGTAAGTTTCCCGCCATGGCATAAAGATGTTAAAGATGCTGCTGATGCAGTAGCTAAATATGGTAGGCTGCTTACTGTTGCTAGTATTATAAAACATGCCACAGACAACAAAATTAAAGCGCAGGTTAAGGCTAAAATGTTATGAAGTTATTTGTTAACGGCTGTAGCTTTACTCACGGACACAAAGACTGGGGTGATAGTATGTTACCGCCAGATTGGGTATGGTCTAATGTAATGTCTGATAGGTTTGGCGAAACTGTTAACTTAGCCTGGCAAGGGGGGAGTAATCACAGAGTTGTTCGAACCACACTAGAATTCTTTGACAAAATTAAAGATCCTAGCGATTGGCTTGCAATTATTCAGTGGACTACCCCGTATAGTAGAACTGAGTTATATGATGCAGAAACTAACACATATTTTGGTTATTGCGAGGGCTCGGCTGATCCGGTTTTTGATCTAACCGCAAACACAAAGTTTGTTACTATACCAAAAGATTTTTATAGAACCATTGAGTTATATAAGCAGACTACTATCATCCGATCGCATACAGTGCTAGAATCTAATTTTATATACCAGAATTTTTTGTTATCAGAATATTTTAAAAGGCGTGGTATAAAGTTTGTGTTTATGTCGTTGTCGTCGCACTCGTTTATTCATCCAGAAAATAATCACCCGCTGGTTAAATATTTGTCTAGAGAACATTATTTAGATACAACCCTAACTTCATTCATTAATCCAAGCACCAAACACCTTATTGAAAGCGACACTGACTATCATCCTAATAAAGCGGGTCATAAGGTCGTAGCAAACTATATAACTAGAGAACTTGAGACGAGAAACTATCTATGAGCGATGTAAAAGACTACACAGAAGAAGTACAAGAACTTTTTATTAGATTTTTGATCAGCGATTCCGATCTATTTGCTCGCTGTCAGAATATTGTTCATAGCGAATTCTTCAATCGTAAGTTTAAGCCTACAGTGGATCTGCTGGTAAGTCACAGTACTAACTATACTAGTATCCCTACTATTGAGCAAATCAATGCAGTAGGCGGACTTAAGCTAGAGAAGATTGAAAACGTAACGCCAGATCACCAGAACTGGTTTATGGATGAGTTTGAAACTTTCTGCAGGCACAAGGCGCTAGAAAAAGCAATCATTGACAGTACTGACTTGTTGGAAAAGCAACGTTACGGCGAAGTCGAAACTAAGATCAAGGCTGCAACACAGCTAGGCTTAGTTAAGGACTTAGGCTTAGATTACTTTGCTAATCCCAAGGAACGATTGGAGTGGATCAAACAGCAAGCTGGCGCAATCAGCAGTGGTTGGAAAGGCATTGACCAGAAACTGTATGGCGGACTTAACCGAGGTGAGATCACAATCTTCGCCGGTGGATCTGGCGCAGGTAAAAGTTTGTTCTTACAAAACTTTGGTGTTAACTGGAGTCTTGCAGGACTTAATGTTGTTTACATCAGCTTAGAACTTAGTGAGCAACTTATTAGTATGCGACTAGACAGTATGGTAAGTGGATACGCCGCGAAAGAAATTATGCGTAACGTAGATGACGTTGATCTTAAGGTACGTATGAAAGGCAAAGGTGCAGGTAAGTTCCGTGTAAAGCAAATGCCCAGCGGCATTAATGCCAACGACATTAGGGCATTCTTGCGTGAGTACGAAATTCAAAGCGGTGTTAAAGTTGACGCATTGTTAGTGGACTACTTAGATCTCATGATGCCCATTGCTGCAAAGATCAGCGCAGAGAACTTATTCGTTAAGGACAAGTATGTGTCTGAAGAGTTGCGTAACTTGGCTATGGAACGTAACATGCTGTTAGTAACTGCATCGCAGTTAAATCGTGCAGCCGTTGAGGAAATTGAATTTGACCATAGTCACATTGCTGGTGGTATCAGTAAGATCAATACAGCAGATAACGTAGTAGGCATCTTTACTAGCAACGCTATGCGTGAGCGTGGACGCTATCAGATTCAGTTCATGAAAACACGTAGCAGTAGCGGTGTAGGCAGCAAAGTAGACCTTAAGTTTAATCCAGATACACTGCGTATTGAGGACTTAGAAGAAGGTGATGAGGACGCTCAAACTGTTACTAGTACTGGGCTAATAGATCAGCTTAAGCGCAGCGGTAGTATTAAAGCAGATGAACCCGCAGCGGCAGACACAGTAAGTCAAAGCCTACAGCTTCGTGACTTCCTAAAAGCTAAAAAGTGATAAATACTTACACTAACGCTTTAGAGGAAAGTTATGAGCAAGTATCGTAGCATTATTGAAGAACTCAATCAAATATCCATTGATAGAGATCGTAATCATGTAGTTGAGAACCGCGGCGAACATGTCATTCGTAGTGCTATCAATCTCATCGAGCAGATGGAGCGTCATTACGATGCTGAAACTGCTAAGGACCTTACTAATAGACTGATCAACAGTATTAAAGGTAAAGACGGCACAAAATTTTCCCGAGGCATTAAAAAAATTATAAAAGAAAGCCAGGGAGACGACGATGCGTCTGTATGAACTTGAGTCAGACTTTGATCTAACTAAAAAATCTAAGAACAAGTTATTTCCAGGTGGTCCAACATTTACTTGGGACCCTGCTAAGAAGCAATGGCTCAATCCTGACGGCACACAAGTAGCTAGAGACGTACACTTTGACCTAATGAAGGCCGCGGGACTCGATCCTCAAGGCAACAAATTAAAACCTGGTATGATTGACAAGATTAAAGGTGCTTGGGCCAAAAGCGGCGCAGGTATTGATCCTAAGGCTAGTGTATTAGGTAAAGTAATGGGCCGCGTTGGCGGCGCTATCGGCAATGCTATCGGTAAAGCAGTTGCCCCTAAGAATGTAGATGGCGATGGTCAACCTGATGCAGCGCCTGCTAAACCTGGCGTCGGCGCAGCAGCGGCCACAGCCGCTAAAGCTCAACAGCAGTCTAATCAAACACTTAATAATTATGTTAAGGGTATTGCTGCTGAACTTAATAAGCCTGGCGCAAATAAAGTTGGACTAACAAAAGAACTAATTAATTTTATGGCAGATCGCAAAGGCACACCTGAATGGGAAAACGCTAGTGATTCGATCAAGGTAATATTAAAACGTGCTGGACTAAATCCACAGTTTTCTGATTTAGCATTGAAGCGTATCCAAGCTGGTCAAACTATGGAGTCTGTACAATTCTTATTCATTAATTCGTTATTAGAAGCAGTTGGATTAACATTTGCTGATTTAGAGTTAACTGAAACAGTTATCGAAAACAGCGGCATTAAACATTATATTGTTGAAGATGCAAATTTGACCAATCTTAAAAAACTAGCAGGTATCTAATATGCGTTTTGTAGAAATTTCCAAACCATTAATTACGCAAATTATCAGTGAGAGCCTGCTCAACGAAGCCGAAGGCAAGAACACTCACCTTGAGCATCTAGAAGATAACATCTTTAACAAAGGCTTTGCTGGCGCTAAGGAAGCAGTGAACTATCTTTACAGTCTACATGAAATGTTAGAAGGTCATGCTAAAGCACCTGTAAGCATTACTACTAAGTGGGATGGTGCGCCAGCTGTAGTTGCTGGTCGTGATCCTGCTACTGGTAAGTTCTTTGTGGGTACTAAAGGTGTGTTTGCACAAGATCCAAAGATGAACTTTAGTGTTGCAGATATTAAAAATAATCACCCAGCAGAGGGCTTACAAGAAAAGCTAATTGCTGCACTAAAACACCTTAGTAAGCTACAGTGGAACACTGTAGCACAGGGCGATTTGCTGTTTACCAAAGGCGACATTAAGAGTGCAACCATTGACGGTGAAAACTACATTGTGTTTAAGCCTAATACAATTACATATGCAGTACCAGCTGACAGTGATTTAGCAAAACAAATGCTGTCCGCAGAGATCGGTATTGTGTTCCATACAGAATATGCAGGCGGCCCTACACTAGCTGACACTAAAGCTAAGTTTGGTTTTGACAGTGGCAGTTTAGGTACTACACCTAGTGTATGGTATAGGGACGCAACAATTAAAGATCTAAGCGGTACAGTTACACTTACTAATGCTGAAAGTGCTGACATTATGGGTGCCATTAGCGAAGCTGACAACTATCTAAAAGGTATTGATGCAGAAACGTTTACGTGGTTAGAGCGCGGCACTGACGTTATTGGTAAGGATTTTGTGCAACAACTTAAAGCACATGTCAACAATCAAGTACGCCAAGGTGCATTTGACGAGCCTACTAAGTTTGCTCAAGGCTTTGTGGAAAAATATATTAACTACATGACCAAGACCATTGAAAAATATAAGACCGCGGCCAAGCAAGATGAGGCTCGTGAAAAAATGGTACAAGGTGTGAAGTTTATCAAAGAACATGTGCCTCAGATTGTGTCAGTGTATGATTTGTATCTAAAAATTATTGAAGCTAAGGTTAAGCTATTAAGCAAGCTATCAACGATTAGCCAAATTCCTACATTTATTGAAACTGAAAATGGGTATGCAGTTACCGGCGAAGAAGGATTTGTTGCTGTTGACCGTTTAGGCAATGCACTTAAACTAGTTGACCGTTTGGAATTTAGTAGATTGAACTTTGGTAGCGGTAAACCCGGAGCCTAAAATGGACCTAGAGTTTATCGGCACAGAGCTTTGCGAAAGTAGACTATATAGAACCACACGGAATTTTAGCAAGTTCAACGGCAGAGATGTTGCTGATTTACTGTATCTAAATACTATAGCTGCTTATATGATGACAAAAGATGAAGTACAGCGAGACTATTCGATTGCGTACTTGTCTAAAACAACACAATATGGCAACTATACATTGTTTAGGACCCATGCGACTGACTTGTACTTATTAGCATATCAAGCGTCGCACCCTAAAAACAAAGCAATTGATTTAGAAGATAGTTTAATCAGTGATCGATTCTTAGAAGGTTTAACCTTTGATCATAGAGATCACTGGAGATTTTTGCGTGAAGTTGTTAGTGCTAATGGTGGATCAACTGGTAGAGCAACGTCTTACTTTTATCGTTTAGAGCAACAGTTAAAGATAAGTCGACCTAGATTTAAACAGCTAAGGCGATTAATACTAGATTGGGCAAACTTAAAATATATTCAACGACAGCTAGTAGTTGCTACACT